CCCTGACCGCAGCCGACACCTGCGTCTACTACAGCGTCACATTCAACTACGCCACCTACTCGCAGAGCCTCGCCCGCATCCACCGTATCGGCCAGCGCAACACCTGCACATACATCCACCTCGTAGCCGAGAACACCGTGGACAGCACCATTCTCAAGTCCCTGAGCAAAAAAGAGGATCTCGCCAAAACGGTGGTCGATGACTGGAGGCAGTTCTTTTGAAAATCTACATCGTGGACGGCACCCCGGTTTTAGACGGCACCCCGAAAGAGCTGGCTCAGTATCAGCGTATGGCGCAGCAGCTGGCGGTGTACGATGCCTACCAAAAATTGCTCAAAGCTATCGCCGAGGGAAAGCCGCCCGGCGGGCAGCTTGAGGATAAACCACCCGCCCGGAAACGGGCAACCCCGAAAAAGAAAAGAAAGGATGAGAGCAATGGTTGATTCTTCGCAAATTCCCTATGCCATCGCAATCGACTTTGATGGCATCCTCTGCCAGAACGCCTACCCCGACATTGGAGATCCGAACTGGGACACAATCCATCAAGCCCTGAAAGAACAGAGCAACGGCGCAAAGCTGATTCTCTGGACCTGCCGAGAGGGGCGGTCGCTGGAAAAGGCCGTCGCCGCTTGCGCAGAGTGGGGTCTGAAGTTCGATGCGGTCAACGAGAACCTCCCGGAGTGGCGCAAAGCCTACAGAACAGATCCTCGAAAAGTCGGGGCAAACGAATACTGGGACGACCGAAATGTCATCAATGACAACGAAAGCCCGTTGTTTTTTCGTGCCCACCAGAGCGCAGAGGACCATGCGGAATGGGAGGTGCGTCGTCAATGCTCGGAGCAAGCCTGACCATCGCAGTCCTCGTAGCCATCGGAGTCTTTGGATACCTTCTCTGCTGGAAAGCTGGTGAAGCTGACGACCGGGCAGAGCAAGAGCAAAAGGAGAGATACAAAAATGAGTGAAAAGCCTACCGTAACCATCCCTGATCTTCACCATGTGGAGATCCAGACCACCATCCATGTGCCGATCGGCGACAGGGAGATCTGCGTCACGACGACCTCGGAATATGATCAAGTTAACCGTGAGGTTAATCTTCCTCCCTTCCACCTCTGCGCAGCCCACATCGAAAGGCTTGTACCGACCTGCTCCGCAGACGGTGCCGATCTGGAACGCCTCGACATTTACATCTACCCGGACAACGCCCTCCGCTGTGGCAGCAAGAAGCGTTTCCAGAAGCTGCTCATGGCGATGACGACCTACGGCAGGAATGATGCAGCAGCGGCCACCGCCAACAACCGGGACTACTGGACCTGCCACGGCCTCAAGCGGAGCGAAAGCTACCAGCTTAAATGGCTCCGGGTAATTTTCCCGGAGGACAAGTTCACCATCGACTTCCCCAGCCCGGTGGACAACGCTCCCCTGAAAACTAAGGATTTCGCCTATAAACATTTTATGGGCAAGATCGCCGCCGAAAACCTCTGGCGGGAATACGAAAAGGAACGCCTGAACAGAAAGGAAGAACACAAATGACACTGTTAGACATGGTGCGCGATTACCAGAGCCTTCTGGAACGCAAGGAAGAACTGGCCGATGAGGTCAAGGCCAACAACGCCCTGATCGAGGAAGCCAAAGCGAACATCTCGCAGCAGATGATCGACGATGACTGCCCCTCGATCTCGGTCGGCGGCTTCAAGTTCACCCTGACCCCCAAGACCATCTACAACAAGAAGTCCGAAGCGGAGCTGGCCAGCGAGGGCATCAATTTCTTTGAGACCCTCCGGGAAGAGGGTCTCGGCGACATCATCGTGGAGAGCGTGAACACCCGCACCCTCCAGTCCACCATCAAGGCATACGTCGAGGAAAACGACGGCCTGAGCGAGGACCTCGCCAAGTGCATCAGCATCTTCGACACCTACGACATCACCCGCCGCCGTGAGAGCAGCCGGGCCACCAAGGGAGGAAAGAAATAATGGCAAACCAGAACTACCAGCAGACCGAGATGGATCTGCGCACCAATCTCCAGCAGGACGTGGACTGCCGGGTGGCCAGCGTGATCGATGATACCTACGATATGCTCAAGGATTACAACCCGCCCGCCGTGCGCAACCGCCACGAGGCATACGGCATCGCCGCCGACAACTTCACCCGGATCAGCGCAAAGGTCAAGTCCGTTCGGAATGACATGGACACCCTTCTCAGTACCTTGGCGAATCCCAACTACCCGGCAGTCGAGGCGGTCAGTTCCCTGCACAACCGGGTCAGCGAGCTGATCTCCCTGTCGATTGTCATGGCAGCCGAGATGAAGCGCACCATGAACGACCTCTACGAAGCCGAGCGCAAAGACGACACCCCCACCCCGCTGGAACAGGCAGCGGCAGAAAATGATGGTTTTGAAGAAGCCGAACCCGCCGACGTTGAAGCCGACGATGAAGAATAAATAGGAGGACGCATACCATGGCAACCGCAAAAAAGAGCACCGAACTGGCCCCCGTTGAGAACTTCACCCTGACCACCGCCTACGACGGTCTCGACCCGGAACTGGCAGCCGAACTCAAGGATCAGATGGACGATCTGGACGATGAATCCGGCATCAACTGCCGAACCATCAAGATTCCCTCTGGCGGCAGCCTCGCCTTCACGGTACAGGGCGACGAGGACGGCGATGAGGACTACCCCAAGGACATCGAGGGCGTGATTGTATTCACGCACCGCATGAACGGCTACTGGCCGAACGCTTTCGGCACCAGCACCAACCCGGAGGATAAGATCCCGGTTTGCTCCAGCATGGACGGCAAGTCCGGCCTGAACATTCGGACCGGCGAGATTTGCGAATGCGACAGGTGCCCCTGCAACCAGTACGGCAGCGACCCGAATGGCGGCAAGGGCAAGGCTTGCAAGAATATGCGCCGGATCTACCTCATGCGCAGCAACGACCCGAACCTCTATCTCCTTACGGTGCCGCCCACGAGCATCAAGGAAGTGAACAAGGCCCTCACCCGCATCATGGCCTCCAAGGGCATCCCCTACACCAACCTGATCGTCGGCTTCAAGCTGGCCAAGGCCACCAACGCCAACGGCATCAATTACGCCACCGTGGTGGTCGACAAGCGTGGCATCCTGCCCCCGGCAGTTGCTCAGACCGCCAAGGCCATGCGGCAGGAGATCAAGGCAAAGTACAAGGAAATTGCCATCACGATGGACGACTACAGCACCTCGGCCTCCAGCAATACCATGACGGCAGACGAAAGCGCACTGGACGTTCAGGTGTCAGATACGGAGTTCACCGACGTGACCGACAAAGACAAGGATCTCCCCTTTGTTTAATCAGGCAGCAGCCCTATAAAATTTCATGCCCGCAGGGGGAACCGCATCGAGGCGGCTCCCCTTAAGGCATAAAGGGGAACAGATATGAAATTCAAGAAAGAATGGCGGTGGAGGCAGCATAGCGACAAGAGAGATAGATCTTGATAAGGTGGTGGATTACCGTACCGAGTACACCGCCGTGATTCAGAAATACAAGCTCGCCGGGGACAAGCTGACAGGTCTGTGCCCTTTCCATGAGGACAGGAACAACAGCTTCTCGGTCGATCTCAAGACCGGCAAGTGGCACTGCTTCGCAGAGGACCGGGGCGGCAACTTCGTGTCATTCTGGGCAGAACTGCATGGCGTAGACACCAAAGAGGCATACAAGCAGATTTTGGAGAAATACGGCGTTGCTGCCGAAACCCCGAAACCCGCCAAAAAGGAAAAGACCACAATCCTCGAAGATTTCAGCCTTGCCGAGTATGCCTTTGCAAAGCACCTCCCGGAAGAATGGCTGGCCAAGACCTGCCGCCTCGAAACCCGGAAAGACCGCAACAACGGCACTGCATGGCTCTACATTCCCTACTACAACGCATCTGGAGAAGAATCCACCTACCGCAAGCGGTACGCCCACAAGGACTTCCGCTGGCGCACCGGCAGCTCCGGCAAGATCTGCCTCTACGGTGAGTGGCGCATCCCTGAATTTGCCAACGCTGGGTACGCGGTCATGGTTGAGGGCGAGAGCGACACACAGAGCCTGTGGTACATGGGTATCCCGGCCATCGGTGTGCCGGGGGCCTCAATGTTCAAGCCGGAACAGTCCTCGGTGCTTCAGGGCCTGAAGCTGTACCTGCACCACGAGCCGGACAGCGGCGGCGACACCTTCATCCACAAGATCTGCACCAGCCTCCGGGATGGAGGCTACGAGGGAGAGGTCTACGAGTGGAGCTGCAAGGCTCTCGGTGAAAAAGACCCTTCCGACCTTTACATCAAGCATGGCCGGGAACAGGCTGCCAAGCTGATCCGGGATGCCCTGAAAACCGCAAAACCTGTGGACTACAAAAAAGAGGACATCCCCGAAGCAATCAGCGGCGCACCGATCAGCCTCCGACAGCCGGAGGGCTGGATTTACTCGGACAAGGGAATCAGCCGGATTGACGAAAAGAAGTTCCAGCCGGTCCTCTGCTGCCGCACCCCGATCATCCTGACCAAGCGTCTCCAGAGCATCGAAACCGGGGAAGAAAAAATAGAGGTAGCCTTTAAGCGAGACGGCGTCTGGCAGAGTGCCATCTACCCCCGGTCGGTGATCTTCCAGAGCCGCAGCATCACCGCCCTCGCAGATCTCGGCTGCACGATTACCAGCGAGAACTCGAAGCAGGTGGTCCGCTTCCTCGGAAGTCTTGAGGCCGAGAACATCGACATCATCCCCAAAGAGGACAGCACCTCAACCTTCGGATGGCAGCCCGGCAACAGGTTTGTGCCCGGACACGCTGACGGAATCACGCTGGACATTGACCCCTCGCAAAAGTCGATGGCCACAGCCTACTGCCAGAACGGAACCTTTGAGAAATGGGTGGAACACATGACCCCGCACCGCAGCCGCCAAAAGTTCAGGTTCATCCTTGCGGCCAGCTTTGCCGCCCCGCTCCTACGGATCGTGAAGCAGCGCATCTTCTTCGTGTACAACTGGGGCAGTTCCAAGGGCGGCAAGACCGCAGCCCTGAAAGCAGCTCTCTCCGCATGGGGAGACCCGGAGCGGCTGATGGTCAACTTCAACGCCACGCAGGTCGGCCTCGAACGGACGGCAGCCTTTTACTGCGACCTCCCCCTCGGCATCGATGAGCGACAGCTTGCTGGCAACAATCAGGCCGGGCTGGAAAAAATCGTTTACATGATCGCATCCGGCACTGGCAAGATCAGAGGCGCAAAGAGCGGCGGTATTCAGGCCACCCAGCAATGGCGTACCGTCGCTCTGGCCACCGGCGAGGAACCACTCAGCACCGAGACCACGCAAACAGGCGTCTCCACCCGTGTGCTGGAACTCTACGGCGGGCCGTTCGACAACGAGCGGGATGCCGGATTGATGCACCAGCAGTCCGTGATGGACTGCGGCTGGGCTGGCCCGGCCTTCGTCAAGAGGATCATCGCCACCCCGGAGCGCACCATTTGTGATGCCTTCGAGTTGATGCAGAGCTACGTCCACGCAATGGCCAACGGCAAAAACGGCTCCCACGTTTCCGGCATTTCCGCAGTTGCGCTGGCCGATGCCATGATTGATAGCTGGTTCTTCAACACGCAGCAGCAGGGCGACCCCACCGACGAGGCCGACGTTCTGCAGCAACTGGGCATCCACCCGGAATCGTGGAAAAAGGCCAAGATCATGGCCGCCAGCATTTTGGAGGAACAGGTAGAGAACAACTCCACCGACGTGAACGAAAACGCGGCGCAGTTCATCGTGGACTGGGTCATGTCGAACAAGGCGTACTTCGGAACGCAGGTGATCGGCACCTGCCTCGGCATGATGAACGAGAGCGGCAACACGGTCTATATTTTCCCCTCCATGCTGAATCAGGCCCTCACCAAAGCCGGATACAGCCCCCGGAAAACCATGAAATATCTGGCCGACAAAGGGCTGATCAGTATGTACCGGGAGAAGAACGGAAAAATTACCTACTCCACCATGCGAAGATTCGGAGATCGTAGCTGCCGCTTTGTCGAGTTCTTCATCGGCAAGCTGGCCGAGAACAAGGACCCGATGGACGAACTCGAAGATCAGATGGACCAAGAGGAACCACCTATGGCTCCGGCTGCGGCCCCATTCCAGACCTCGGCCACGCAGACCACGATGCAGGACGACTTCACCGTGATCGACGACACAGACGACCTTCCTTTCTAAAATTTGTTTCACCTAAGATTAGGTGAAACGCTAGGTGAAACATTAGGTGAAACAGAAAAAGTCAAGCAGCCAAGCGGCTTTTTAATAGATTGTTTCACCTATTTCACCTAAAATCAAAATACAATATGTTTTTGCGCATTTTTGCATTTTGCAAGATTTTAGTGCAAAATTGCAAAATTCTTAAAAATACGGTGTGTGTTTCAAAATAGGTGAAACAGGTGAAACGGACCCCAGAAAGCCGCACGGCCACAAGGCAAAACGCCGTTTCACCTATTCCCACCGATTAGGTGAAACAAGCACCAGAAACTACAACAGGAGGCATTGCAAATGGAAATGACCTATGAGCGGGCTGCCGAGATACTCGACCCGGACCACCGGGAGCATTACGACAGCCTCGAAACCGTAAAAGAGGCCTGTCGGATGGGCATGGATGCGCTCAAGAAGCAGATCCCGGCAAAGGTGAATTTGTGGGAAAACTCACAATTCGGAAATTGCCCATATTGCCAAGAAGTTGTTTACAGACCGGCCCTGCGCAAGCGCGTATATTGCTGCAAGTGCGGCCAAGCGTTAAATTGGGAGGATTGAGAAAATGCATGATTACAGTTATAGCGCACATCTGGTGATCAACGATGGGTACGAGGACCGGCTGGATATGACGATCACCTGCCAGAACGCCCAGCAGCTGCTCCGGGCAAAGGACCTCATCGCAGATCAGATGAACGCCTACATCGCAGAGTTTGCCGTTCAGAGCGGTCTGACCGGGGAACCGAGCAACGCCGAACAGAATGCCGCTGCGCTTCAGGCCGTCATTCAGGAGCAGACGAAAAGGTCAAGCAGCAGGAGCCGGAAGAACCCGCCGAGCCTGAGCTGCCCGAAGCCGCACCCGATGAGCCAGAGGAAAGCCCCCCCCTCGCACGATGACGCACTCGATGCCATCTGCTACCGCCCAGACCTCGCATCCTTCAAACTCGTACCCTCCGAAACTCCCCAAAAGGCAGCAGCACCTGCAGGAGCAAAAGGCTTGATGAGACTGAAATGCCCGAAGTGCGGCGATGTGTTTGTCGCATTCACAAAGGACTACCGCACCGAGTGGACCTGCAAAGCGTGCGGCGCAAGGTTCTCGCTGGAGAATACCGCGCTGTTTGAATACGACTGCAGCTGCGGTCGGCACACTTACGGACGGACAAACATCGAGGATGCGGATTTCAGCTATCCCTGCGGCGATTGCGGCAAGGCAACCACCCTCAAATGGAACCCCAAAGCCAAAAAATACATGGAGTGATGCAGATGCCCGCCTCGGACGACGACCGGGAAATGATGGCCCGGTTCAATGATACCTTCAGGAAGCTCAAGACCAACCGCGAACAGGTGCCGCTGGAAGTCCTCCAGACGAAGTACGGCAAAGCCTACCAGAAGCTGACCAAAGAAATGGCCGACCTTGCTGACTGGTTCGCCGCCCGGCTCCGGGAGAGGATGCCGTTCCCGATGCACCCAAAGGACATCGCCGGGAATCGGCAGCTATCGCAGCAGATCGCCGCTGTCCTTGCCGAGGAAAGCCAGCCGGGTGCCCTCATGGACCAGTACAGAAAGGCCCTGATCGATGACCTCGACTACGACAAGTTCCTCGACCTCGTCTGGCAGCTTTACCGCCGCACCGAGGAAGCCTACGAACCCTACTGGCAAAAATACAACTTCTGGCACGTTTACCCGGACGGCCACCGCTGGATCAGGAATCACATCACAGGATTCTTCTGGCAGAACGGCCAGCCGGGAAACGATTCGGATTCATTCACCAACGAGGGAGGCTACTGGATGGACTCCAAAGGAGAGTACCAAGGCGCAGCCTTTCCCCCTCACATCAAAGGAGACAAGATATGGACAAGGAAGAATTGATCGCCCGGTTTGAATCGGAGATGGCCAAGGTCAAGCGGCCCGGCATCGACAAGTTGATGGACTACATCCGCAAGAGCGACTTCTACACAGCACCAGCAAGTACGAAGTTCCACCTCTCCTGCGAGAGCGGCCTCCTGCAGCACAGCCTCAATGTGTTGGATGCCCTCCGGGGTCTGCTTCAGGAAGAACAGACCAACGAGGACGGCACGAAAGCATGGTTCTACACGGTAGCCGGGACCTCGGTCGCACAGGTCAAGGATGAGAGCGTCATCCTCATCGCCCTGCTCCACGACATCTGCAAGACCTACTTCTACAGCACCAGCACCCGGAACGTCAAAAACGAAAAGACCGGGAAATGGGAAAAGGTGCCGTTCTACACGGTCAACGACTTGATGCCCCTCGGCCACGGCCCCAAGAGTGCCATGCTGATCAAGAATTACATCAAGCTCACCTCGGAGGAAATGTACGCCATCTGGTGGCACATGGGCTTCACTGATCAGCACACCGACACCATGAGCCTCGCCGCAGCGATTCAGAAATACCCCATCGTCTGGGCACTCCACACCGCCGACATGATGGCCTCGAATTTCATGGAGGACAAGGACGGCAACAAAAAGGACTTCGAGTGGCAGGAACTCGGTGCCGAGGATTCCGGCAGTAGCGCAGGTCAGTACGCCGACAACCCGGCCCTGCCCAGCGATAGCGACGAGCCTGTGTTCATGGAGGCCACGCCATGCTGATGGAAGTCGGGCCTGATGAACAGGTAATCTACGAAGAGGATCTCATTCACGAGGCCAACATGAGAGCCGAAAAGAAAGAGAAGCTGATGAAACCCCTCCGGCTGGAAGTTAAAATGGAGCTGGCCTACGACTTGATCTCAGAGGTGAATGCCGATGTTTGCCGGACGTGGCCTCGTTCGCCAGCGAAGGACGAAACGACCGAAGCGGCAATGGACGCTCTGCGAAAAATCATGGAGCTTTCCCGCCGAGTAAGTGAGGCATACAAATGAACATTACCCGGAACCTCCTGCACGAGTGGTATCACGGCGGGGCCAGAACCTCGGCAGATGTGCGGCATCTGGCAGCCGAAAGGCTCGGCCTCCAGTTGACCGCAGAAAAAGTGGCCAACATTCTCCGAGACCAGATCCCGCTGGAGCAGTGGTATCAGACCAGAATCATGCAAGCCATCAAAGCAGCGTACCCTGACGCATTCGTTCGAAAAATTTCAGCTGGCGTGTACAGCGAAAAAGGGTTCCCGGATATTCTGGTCATCATTGATGGCAGGTATTACGGCATCGAGGCAAAGCGGCCTTTTGTGGGGAAGCCGTCACCGAATCAGGTCGCAACGATCTTAAAAATCAGAAAGGCCGGGGGCATTGCAGATTTTGCGTGTCTCCCGGACGAAGCACTGGAGGTCATCAAAAATGGAACAAAACGCGATTGATACCCTGTGGAATGCAGCACAATGCGCCGTGCAGAGGATGGTGGACTTCTTCAGACGCATCAGCGAATTGCTCAAGGAAATCTCGTGGAAGATTGTCCGCTCCTATGCCAGCAACATGGCCTTTTATTTCAATCTGGCCACGGACCGCCAGATCAGCCTTATGTACCACAAGCGGGCCAGAACCCGGAATAAGTGGTACAGAATCATTCTCCGGCGCATTGGCCGATTTATGAAAGAGAGCGTTCTGGTATGAAGAAGCAGCGCAACACTATCCCCTTTAAGCCGAAACCTTTCAGCATCAAATCAAAAGCCAAGCAGCGCACGGCAGAGGATGCACTGGCCGGGATGCGCACCCTCCCGATTCCAGCCCTCGTCACGACCATCAACATGATGATCGGCGTTCTTTCGGAGCGAGGATTCCAGATCTACGACTGGGACAACAAGGACAAGGCGGTCTATAAGCTGGTGTTCAGAGGCGGCAAAATCTACGCCCTCATTCCGCACACTGCCAAAAAGGAGGATGCCTCCCATGCAGAAACGCCCGTCTCAGATGAGCGAGGATGAGCGCATCTTCCTCAAGCGATACCTGAGCCAATATTACCGAGCAAAGGAGCGACAGAAGATCCTGCGGGAAAGGCTGGCCGACATTCGGACAGAGCTGGACCCGGCTGGAAAGAACGGTCGGAACACATCCCTCGCCATCAAGATGGCCGAAATTGAGGACAGAATCGCCCGGCAGTCGGAGATCGAAGCGACGGCCATTCTGGACATTATGGATGTCCTCGAATTCCTCCCGCAGGATTCCGTAGAGCGGGAGATCATGGAAATGCGCCACATCGACTGTAAGCCGTGGAACGAGATCATGCGCACCATCCACCTGTCAAGGGCACCGTGCTTCAGGCGGTACAGCACAGGGCTGGAATGGCTATACACCTACAAAAAGGTGCGCACCACGCTGGCCGAGTTCAGGGCGAGGGTCGAGCGCACAGAAAAGGACGGCCACTAAAAAAGCAAAGACCGGGGCATAGTTCCGGGGCAGCACACTGGGAATTCCCGCACAGAGAAATCCCGGCCAAGGCTCCCGGCTATGCCCCGGCTTTTTCTTTTCCCATTTTGGATTTTAGGCTCACCCCTCGCACACCCCGGATTCCATGCCCCGGCTGTCACCCGGAAATTTTGCGCCGTGTTCAGGGCTTCAAAAAAGCACAAAACCATACGCCCGGAAACAAAGCACCCCCTGTCCGGCCCTGCTTTTACCAGCGGTAAAAACAGCCCCTGTGTGGCGTGGAAGCAAGGTCATTCGGAACCGTGGGCACCCGGCAGCACAGCCCCACAGCACAGAGCAGCGCAGGGGCGCAGCGGGGTCGAGGCGGGGCAACCGCAGGGCAGCGAAAGAAGATACCCAAAGAGACCCCAGAAGTCAATACAATGGTCGCATGGACAAGGGCCAGCCCGCCCAAGCCCATCACGAGTAGGCATCGTGTTGTGTTCTCTCCTTTATACCTTTTCACGGACAAAGGCGCACCCCGCAACCACGCTCGGTGCGCCTTTGTGTTGGAGAGAGAGGGGCTACCCCCTCCCCGGCCACGGCGTAGGTACTACCCCGCCCGGAGAATGATGCGGGGCGAGGAAGGCCCGAAGGTTTTTCGCCTGAAAACTAAAAAAATTTTAGCATTTCGTTACGCAAACCCCATTCAGACCCAACATAGGAGGTGAACGCCATGCAGCAGACCAACCCCATGCGGATGGAGAGACGGCGACTGGCCGACCTCATTCCCGCCGCCTACAACCCCAGAAAAGCCCTGACCCCGGAGGACCCGGAGTATCAGGACATAAAGGCCAGCATTCAGGGGCTGGGCTACGCTGACCCCATCGTCATAAATTACGATGGCACCATCATCAAAGGACACCAGCGGCGTACCGTGATGATGGACATGGGCATCGAAGAAGCCGAGGTCGTCGTTCTGGACATCCGGGACAAGGCCAAGGAAAAGATGATCAACGTGGCCCTGAACAAAATCACCGGCAAGTGGGATCTTCAGATTTTGAAAGACCTCCTGTCCGATCTTGACCTCAACGGCTACGACTTCTCCGTGACCGGCTTCCATCAGGATGACCTCGAAGATTTGATTCAGCAGCTGGATGTGCCGGAAGAAGCCCATGATGACGACTTCGACCCGGATGCAGCCAAGGAAGAAATCGAAACCCCGGTCACACGCCGGGGCGACATTTGGAAGCTGGGCCGCCACCGCTTGATGTGTGGCGACAGCACCGACCAGAGCGACGTTGCAGAGTTGATGGCCGGAAACGAGCTGGACCTGATGGTCACAGACCCGCCCTATAATGTCGCCTATGGAGCAAAGACCGAATATATGTCAGATTCCGGCAGGGGCGCAGGGCACGGCAGCATCGCCAACGACGATATGCCGGAGGAAAACTTCTATTCCTTTCTCCGGGATTTTTACGGAAACGCGGTGGAAGCCATGCGGCCTGGCGCAGTGATCTATGTTTTTCACTCCGACACGCACGGTCTGACATTTAGGAAAGCGTTTCAAGATGTCGGCCTCAAATTGTCCGAATGCCTGATATGGGAAAAGAACTCCTTTGTCCTTGGCCGCTCGGATTACCAGTGGCGGCACGAGCCGATTCTCTACGGCTGGAAAGAGGGAGCGGGCCATTACTTCATCAATGACCGCACACAGGACACCGTTCTTCTGGACGACCCGCCCGATTTCCAGTCAATGAAGAAGCAGGAACTTCTGGCCTTCATCGACCAGATGCTCCGGGAATACAAGGATCAGACCACGGTTCACTTTGAGCCGAAACCGACCCGAAACGATATGCACCCGACCATGAAGCCTGTACCTCTGATCGGACGGTTGATGAACAACTCCAGCCGCCCCGGATGGATGGTCGGTGACTTTTTCGCCGGGAGCGGGTCCACCCTGATGGCAGCAGAGCAGCTCGAACGGACGGCATTCTGCATGGAACTGGACGAGAAGAACTGCGACGTAATCATAAAGCGGTGGGAAACCTACACCGGGCAAAAGGCAGAGAAGCTCTAACCGCCGTATGACAGACCACGAATTACAACTAGCTATCAGCGGGGGGGGGGGGCTCTATTTGAACGATAAAGGCGAAGTTGCAGGCGGCTCCATGTACCGCGTGGAGGTCATCGCCAAACTGTTCGGAGTAACCGTCCGCCGTATTCAGCAACTCACACAGGAGGGCGTTCTTCCCACGACCGAGACCCCGGAGGGTAGACGTTACGATCTGGTTCCCACGATCCAGAAGTACGTCAAATACCTTTCGGACAAAGCCTACGGCAAGAACCGCTCCGAAAAAGAAATGGACCTGAGAGAACAAAAACTTCAGGCCGATATCGCCCTGAAAGAAGCGCAGGGCGAACTCCACAACATGAAGCTGTCCGTTGCATCCGGGCAGCTTGTGGACGTGGAAAAGGTCAAAGAGGACTACAGTCGATTCTTCACGACCTTCAAAAAATTCGCCATGTCGCTCCCCGGACGGCTGACCAGCATGGTGAGCGGCTACGTCGAACCACTAGAAGCCCGGAAGATAGAACGTGACCTGCAGGGGGAGGTCAATCGACAACTCGAAGCGTTCTATCTGGCCGCAGTAACAGAAATCCCGGACAAGGGCAATGGCAGCAAACCGAAAGCCCCGGATTCGTAAATTTCTGGTAACCCCCTACCAAAAAGAGGCCCTGCGCTACCTGCGTCCGCCAGAGGACATCAATGTTTCAGAGTGGGCGGCGAAGTACCGTGTTCTGGAGAGCAAAACTTCCTCCGTGTCCGGCCCTTGGATGAACGACAAGACCCCATACCTCGTGGGTATTATGGACGAACTCCGAAACCCTGAAACAGAGGAAACAATCTTTTGTAAACCTACGCAGGTCGGCGGCACCGAGGTGATCTTAAATTGCATCGGCTACATCGTGCAGCAGGACCCATCCCCAACAATGGTCGTTTACCCCATCGATACACTCGGCAAGAGCGTGTCTACAAACCGCATCGAACCGATGTTGCTGGCATCTCCGACACTGAAAGCCCTATACCACCAAGATGAATCCTCGGTGATGGAGCTTCAGTTTGACGGAATGTACCTCTCGCTGGTCGGGTCAAACTCCCCGGCTGGCCTCGCAAGCAAGGCAATCCGCTTCCTTTTTCTGGACGAGGTAGACAAATACCCCGGCGCAAGCAAAAAGGAGGCAAACCCCATCAAGCTGGCAACGGAACGAACCAAGACGTTCCACAACAGGAAGATCTTCATGACCTCCACCCCGACGCTTCGGACAGGTCCCATCTGGAAAGCCCTCGAAAGCGCGGACGAGGTCCGGCATTACTTCGTACCCTGCCCGCACTGCGGGAAATTCATCGAACTCAAATGGGCGCAGATGAAATTCCCCGGCGACAAAACCATCGCCAATGCAGACAGGGCAGCCAAGTGCTACTACGTCTGCCAGAAGTGCGGCGGCATCATTACCGACCGCCACAAGCCGCAGATGCTCCGGGAGGGCCAGTGGAGAGCCGTGGAATCCAAGACCCAGCTGGTCAAAAAGGTAGCGTTCTGGATGAACACCCTCTACTCGCCGTTTGTTCGCTTTTCGGAAGCCGTCAATGAATTTCTGGACAGCAAGGACGACCCGGAGAAGCTGCAGAACTTTGTGAACAGCTGGCTGGCAGAGCCGTGGGAGGACACCAAACTCAAAACCAGCGCAGACCTCGTCCTCGAACGGCAGACCGATCTGCCGGAGTACATGGTTCCGACGTGGGCCAAGTTGCTCACAGGCGGCGTGGACGTGCAGGAGAACTGCCTCTACTGGACGATCAGGGCGTGGGGCGATTTCATCACCTCGCAGAACATCGCCCACGGTCAGGCTTTCAGCTTTGCCGAGGTTGAACAGGTGATGAACCTGCAATACCCACGGCAGGACGGAGGCCCGCCGATGGCGGTCGATCTGGCACTGATTGACTCCGGCCACGATTCGGACAGCGTCTATGACTTCTGCGCCAACAACTCCGACTGGGCAATCCCTTGCAAAGGTTCCAGCAATCCGATGATGACCCACTACAAAGTGTCCACCGTTAACAAGGCCACCAGCAAAGCCTATGGCACCCCGCTGGTGCTGGTGGACGGCGGCAAGTACAAGGACATGATCGCCGCCCGCATGAAGCGAAAGCTGGATGAGGCTGGCCGATGGACCGTTTACTCCGGGTGCGACCGGGAGTACGCCGAGATGGTCACCGCCGAACACAAGATAAACGTCAAGGCCAGCAACGGCAGCGTGGTCCAGCGGTGGGTGCAGAAAAGCTCACACGCAGACAACCACTATCTGGACTGCGAGGTCTACGCACTGGCCGCAGCCGACATTCAGGGAGTACGCACCCTGCATCTTCAGGCCGTGCCGGAGGAAGCAGCACCCGCACCGCAGCCGGAACAGCCGACACCCGAAGAAAGCTGGATCTCTCAAAACGAGGACTGGCTTCAGGAATGAAAGGAATGAGATTCATGGAAGTTATTTGTCAGCCCACCACAGGCGGTACCCCGGTGGAGTTCCAGTTCAGAGCATCTGGCAGCCGCTTTCTGGTCAAGAACTTCACCTCCGGGTACATCACCTGCAGCATCCTCGATGCAGAGGTGACCATCCCGGCAAATACCAGTCAGGTAATCGCCACCCGGCTGATTCCCCGCACCTCCGACATGACCGACAAGGTTGCCGTCACCGCGAACGAAGCCAGTGCGATGGGAGTTGAAGTGCAGTGTCTGGATTACTGACCCTTTCGACCTCCGGCTTTATCGGTTTGGAGGTCGGCCTTTACCCGTTCGCCCCGGACGACGGCATGAGGCAGATCCGATCTTCTCTCGGCGGTGGCATCCTCATGGTGG